GTGCTTCTTACTTCGATGTTACATGGGAGTTCCTATACATGGATGCAGGCGACGTAGTTGACGTTGACCTCGCAGGTTGCCAGTACTACGCATTCCAGTCATTTGGTGGAAACGGCGCAGATGGTTACGCTATGATTCGCTGGTTCGACAAGGCAGTACTCTAGGAGGAAATGAATGGCTAAATACGCACTAGTAGATAACAACCTAATCACTCAGGTTCAGGTTGCAGAGAGCGAAGATGCTCTCGGTCCTCTGGCACTGCTTTTCGAAGTAGTTCAGATTGACGGTCTTAACCCAGAACCAGCACGTGACTGGGAGCGAGTAAACGGTACATGGTGCCCTCCTGGGGTCCCAGAAGCCGCTAAAGCTCTTTGGAACGGTACTGGCTTTGAAGGAGCTGCAGAAATTGAAGCTCCTGAAGAAGAGGAAGAAGAGGAAGATAAGTAATGGCTATCTCCTCACAACCAACGGTACTGGCACAGTCTAACGACGCTTACATTAACGTAGGTGTTACAGGACGTCTTCAGACCTTTTCAGCAGCAACTGGAACACTTACCATCAACCCAACTAGCGGTTCGTTTATCCGAATCACTAACTTGGTTGGTGCAGTAACAGTAAACTGGACAGGCGTTCCAGCTGGTTACGGAACTCGCTGGCAGGTAGAAGTAAGAAACCGTGGCGCTAACGCAGTTGCGTTCAATGGTGTTACATGGGACGGCGGCTCAACCCCTACCATCGCATCAGGCACTGCAGCCTCTGTTCTAAACTTCTATTCACCAGACGGCGGAGTTACTATCTTCGGACGTCTAGAGTTTGCAACCGTAGCTTAATATAGATTAGAAATAGCTCCCCGCCGTCCTCAGGGACTGGCGGGGCTTTTCTATTTAAGGATACAATTAGATTATGAAAATAGCCGTATACACCATCGCATTAAATGAAGCACAGTTTGTAGAACGCTGGTATGAGTCTGCAAAAGAAGCAGACTACCTAATGATTGCCGACACTGGCTCAGCAGACGGTACCGTGGAGAAAGCCCGAGAACTAGGTATCACTGTCCACACAATAAGCGTACGTCCATGGCGATTTGATGATGCTCGTAACGCGGCCCTTGCCCTACTTCCAGATGATATTGATTACTGCATCTCTCTAGATATGGATGAGGTATTAGAACCTGGTTGGCGCAATGAGATGGAAAAGATACCCGTAGGTTCTACACGTATACGCTACAACTACACCTGGAACTTTAATCCTGATGGAACTCCTGGTCTTACATTTGCTGGAGATAAGATTCACGCACGCCACGGATACCGATGGCAACACCCTGTGCATGAGTGTTTATATACAGACCGTTTAGTTGAGAAAGAATACTGGAGCCAACTAGGTCTATGGCATAAAGCAGATGACTCTAAGTCTCGTGGGCAATACCTCCCACTACTTAAACTATCTGTAGAAGAGGACCCACACAACGACCGCAACGCCTACTACTACGCACGTGAGTTGTTCTTCCATGGTCAGATAGAAGAAGCTTTGGTTCAATTTAAACGACACCTATCTTTACCTAAAGCTGTATGGAAAGCAGAGCGAGCGTCCTCCATGCGTTATATAGCTAAGTGCTCTACAGATGAAGCAGAGAAACTTAAGTGGTGGAAGCTTGCTGTTCAAGAGGAGCCTGCTAAAAGAGAAGCTTACGTAGAGCTGGCACAGTATCACTACGACAGTGGCCGTATTGAAGAGTGTTATATGTGGGCTAAGAAGGCAGTTAATATTAAAAACAAAAGCATGGACTATTTAAATGAGGCATTTGCCTGGGGAGCAACTCCCTATGACCTAGCTGCTGTATGTGCATTCTGGCTAGGGGAAAGAGACAAAGCCCTTGAATACGGAACCATTGCAGCAGAGTTAAGCCCTACAGATGAGCGCATAATCGGTAACCTTGAACTCTACAAGAAGGCGGTAGAATGAGAGCTCACGCACCAGGTGGTCGCTTTGACGCAGACTTTGAAACCAATAAAGTATTAGAGGGCGTAGACGCAGACCTTAAAAGGCCTGTAGGAACAAAAGCCCAGTGGTTTATCTGGGACCCAATTGCTACTGTACTTGACCCTATCTATGATGTAGGACAAGACCTATCTACTGCAACTGGTGGTCGTATGTGGCGAGGCCCATTTGAATTGCCTGTAGTAAGAGCTGTCATTAAGCAGGGCGGTGTAAAGAATAGTCAACGTGGTTACTACGGAGCTGACTCTCTACACCTAACCCTTAACGCTGAAGACGTAGAGAAAATAGCCCCAGGAGTTATTGGTAACCCAGACCTTCAAGCACGTGGCCGTATTCTTTGGAAGGGCCAGGTTTATCGCCCTTATTACATCCAACAGGCTGGCATTGTTGCTGAAAGATTCACACTCTTGGTTGTAGAATGTATGCAGGTAATGGCCGATGAAATGGTCAACGACCCACAGTTCCTGGAACTTGCTGGGTATATTAAGTAGAGGACAACATGCCACACTCAGGTGACTTACACTCCGCTCCAGTAGAATCCGTTATTAACGCAGAGACGTTTACATCTAAAGACAGACTTAAGGTATCTAACATTGAGACTACCTTTTATAGCAGCTTTCAATTTGGAAAAGACGTTTTGTGGGACGAGTCCGTATCTAACGGCGGCTCTGCCGTGTGGGATTCCAATGCAGCAGTTGTAGACCTTACAGCAGAAAGTACTTTAAACTCGCAGGTTCTGTACCAGTCTAAAAACGTTATGCGTTATATCCCTGGTAGAGCCTCTTCTGTAGCTGGCGCTTATCGCCTTTCTGCAATTAAAGCTGGCATGCGTTACCGCTGGGGCTTGTTTGACGAAAACAACGGCGCCTATTTTGAAGTAGATGGCAACGAGATGTACTGTGTAGTAAGAACTAAGACTACTGGAACTATCGTTGAGAACCGTGTCCCAAGAAGTTTATGGAATGGCGATAAGCTAAACGGTGAAGGCCGTAGCGGTCTTAACATCGACCTTACAAAACAACAGCTTCTAACTATTGATTATGAGTGGTACGGCGCTGGTGAAATTAAGTATTACTTTGTTATTGATGGTAGACGACGCTTAGTTCATACAACTAGCCACGCTAACCATATCTCTACTGTCTGGTCGGCTACCCCGTTCCTTCCAATTAGAATGGAAGTCAAGAACACCACTGGCGTAACTGGTGGAGGAAAGCTACACGTAGGCTCTATCTCATACGCTGTAGAAGGTAACTCTGCTTATCAGGGTGCGGTTAACAATATGACTACGCCTATCGCTGGTGTCGATACTACGACGGCTAACGTCTTCTATCCTATTATCAGTGGACGGTTGAAATCAACCGCTCTTCAAGCTGTGGTTGTTCCCCTATCCTTCCAGATAGCTACCCTTGATAACGTCTCTTTGCACTATAAGGTTTTTATAAACGCAACCCTCACAGGCGGGACATGGGTAGATACCTTAAACCCAGAACCTATTACTCAGTACAACTACTCAGCCACTGCCTTAAGTGGTGGGGTAGAAATCTACGGTGGGTTCCAAGTTGCTGGAAGCGGAGCTCCTCAGGTTGTGTTTGACCCTGGAGTAAATGCCCAGCTAGGACGAACATCCCTGGGAACCGTATCGGACACATTTACTATTGCTGCAGCAACAACTACTGGTAATAAAAAGGTAGTCTGTTCAGTTAACTGGTTAGAACAAAGATAAAACAGGTAGCATAATGGCAAAAGATACTAACCCTTGTTGGGATGGCTACGTTCAAGTAGGCATGAAGACTAAGGGTGGCAAGAAGGTTCCGAACTGCGTCCCTGCAGGTTCTGGAAAGAGTAAGGTCTCTAAACCTAAAAAGAAAGCGAGTAAATAATATGTGCGCTACATGTGGATGCATGGGCAAGAAGAAGAAGGCTGCTAAGAAGGTTGCTAAGAAGGCTGCTCCAAAGGGTATGTCATCTAAGCAGAAGAAGCTTGATGTAGACAAAGACGGCAAGCTAGAAGGCTCAGACTTTGCCGCCCTACGTAAGAAGAAGAAGTAATGTGCGCTACCTGTGGCTGCGGTAAGCCAAAGGATAAGCACGGCATGAAGACCCTTCAAGCGGCTAACAAGAAGTTTGCTAAGAAGGCTGCCCCAGCAAAGGGCAAGAAGTCATCTATGGTAAGAAAGAAAGGCATGTAATGGCCACCTTTAATTTTGGTAAGTATACAGAAGCCAAGGATAAGAAGAAGGACGCCAAGATGACCAAGGGTATGACCCCTGCTCAGAAGGCTAAGTTTGAGAAGGCTGACAAGGCTCACGGAGCTAAGAAGAAGCCTAAGACCATGGCTGAAGATAAGAAGATTGACGCCAAGATTATCAAGAAGATTAAAAAGAAGTAATACGCTTAGGGCCCCGAAAGGGGCCCTTTGCTTTATCCTTATAGTGAATCCATGCGGGATTCAAAGCTTCACCCCCTGCGTTGTACCTTGCGAAATCTAGGATGGACATGCCTAAAAAAGTATCCTCAGCATCTGACACAGACTTCAGACGCGAGATTAATAAGGCCATTCCTGGTAATGCTGTCACTGCAGCTTTGGGAGCTTTGACTGTCGCAAATGTACTACTGGGGAGACACGTTGCTAAGCGTAGACAATCTCGTAGAGGCTAAGGCCTCCGAAGGTTCATCAGAAATGACTGCAGCTCTTCGTGAGCGTGCAGTAGCTGCTGGCTGGCCATCAGATGTAATCCCCCAAATGTCAGTTAATTTTGACGGCTCTAATTTAAACTACAACGTCCCCGATAAAGCATGGGACCTAGAATACGGCGAGCCTAATAAGTCCGCCCCAACCTCTGTTATGCGAGGTTTGAATTACCGACTATCTGGTTTTATGGATGAAATAATTGACCACGAACTCCTTGACCGTATGGTTATGGAAGACGAGGTGTTCCATGGGTAGCCCATTTATCATTGCGGAAGATGAGGCAATCAAGAACTACCTGCAGGGTATGGTGGTAGCTGATGAGAAGTCTGCTGCAAATAACGGCCCTACTGAAACTCTTAAGACCCGTCCTGTAAAGGTCTGGTTCGGGTATCCAGATGTAGAAGCCCGCGCACAAGAGTTTCCTTTTGTCACAATAGATTTGATTGATGTTGTTCCAGCTAACGACCGACAGGTTCAGGGAAAGCTACACGACGGAGACTACCGTGGAACTATCACAGCTGTGCCAGGCCTAGCTTACGAGTATGACTACCCAATTGCTTACGACCTTATTTATCAGCTTACAACATATGCAAGACACCCACGACATGACAGAGCTATCCTGTTTCAGATGTGGAATAAGTTTCCATCCAAGTACGGCGTCCTGCCTGTAAGTAATCAGTTAGGAACTGAATACAGCAAGCGGTCTATGTTCGTGGATGGATATGCAAAGCGAGATACGTTTGAGGATGCGGAAAGTGGAAACCGACGCCTCCTACGTAACGTCTTTACATTAAGGGTGGTTAGCGAAATGACTCCAGCAACAGCAGCCGCAGCAATACCTGCAGTTACTACTGTCAATCTTAACCTTCCAGTAAACAACCAGACGTCTATCCCTTCGGTCTACGAAATCTTGTAATAAACGGAACCTACGTAAAATCTATCTAAGGAGATAATCTAAATGGCATTTCAACGCCCTGGGGTATACGTTCAAGAAACGTTAAACCCTGTACAGCCAATCGCTGGCACCAACTCAGAGTTTATTACAGCTTTTGTTGGTGAAGACGACCGTGGCCCTATTAACACCCCTACACTTGTAACATCTTGGAACCAGTACGTAACACTATTTGGTTCTTGGAACTCTTACACTAACAATGATGTACCACTTGCAGTTTATATGTTTTTCTCAAATGGGGGAAGCCAGCTTTACGTAACACGTGTTGCAGCAAGCCCAGGTCTTTCTACACGCTCACTTAATGACCGAGCTGTTAGCGCTTCAGCAACTCTTCAGGTAGCTGCTAAGAACCCAGGTCGTTGGGGTAACGATTTAAACATTTCTATCTCTAACTCTATTGAGACTGGCTACTTTGACCTAGTTGTCTATAGCGGCGGTACAACAGACTCTAACGTTGTAGAGACATTCACTCAGCTATCAATGACAGCATCTGACGCACGCTACGCACCAACAAATGTTAACGTGGTATCTAACTACGTAACTTTGACAGACCTAAACTCTTCAAACACTGGAACCACAAGAAACCCAGCTGTTGTTGTTAACCAGCCACTTGCTGGTGGTTCAGTCGGAAACGCAGTTTCAGTTACTGAATACTCAGCAGGACTTGCAGCACATGATACTGTCCTTCAGTCTTTGGTTCTTAACTTGCCAGGTCAGACAGCTGTGAACATTGTCAACGCTGCAATCAGCTACGCTGAAGGTCGCGATGATGTGTTTGTAGTTGTTGATGGAATTGACAACACTCCAGCAGACCAACTTGTACGTTCTGGTCAATACACACCAAGCTCTCTAGCTGCTGTTTACTACCCACCTCTTACTATTACAGACCCAACTTTAGCTCCTGGAGCTACCACTGGTAGAACTTTAACTGTGGGTGCGGGAGCTGCTGTAGCAGGTCTCATCTCTACTACTGATAACTCTCGTGGAGTTTACAAGGCGCCCGCTGGTTTGCAGGCTCGTCTTGCTGGTGTTGTATCAACACGTCAGCTTACAAATGCAAATCTTGACTCTCTTAACACAGCTGCAGCACCTGTAAACGCTATCCGTTTTATCCCAGGTTCAGGCTATGTGGTAATGGGAGCAAGAACTCTTAAGGCAGGCTACATTGATAAGTACGTACCAGTACGTCGTTCGCTTATCTACTTACGTAAGTCTCTTACAGACCTTACTCAGTTTGCTATCTTTGAGCCAAACAACGAAGGATTGTGGCGTCGTCTAGATGCAACAGTGTCTTCATTCCTAACACAGTTCTGGTCACAGGGAGGCCTACGCGGCACTACTCCTAGCCAGGCATTCTTTGTCAAGGTTGATGCTGAGAACAACCCTCAGTACCTAATCGACCAAGGCCAAGTAAACATTGAAGTTGGCGTTGCCCTACAGCGTCCAGCCGAATTCGTAATCATCAAAATTGGCCAGTTTGACGGTGGAACCACCGTTACTGTTGCGTAAAGGAGAGCCAAATAAATGACAACCCCTTCAAGTATCATCAATCGCTTCTCAAAGTTAGCGACTGACCCGCTACGCTCGTTCCGATTTTATGCACAGTTTACACCCGCAGCAGGTGGCGCACCGTTCACTGATAAAATCCTAACTGGCTCAAGCACAGAACCAGCAACCTCTGGTGTCTCTACTAGCTGGATTGGCGGTTTCTCACAAATCTCTGGTCTAAGCATTAACACACAGTCAATCCAGTACCGTGAAGGTGGCTACAACACCACTGTTCACCAGGTACCAGGTATGACTACTTTCAGCCCAATTACTATGCAGCGTGGTGTCCTTTACGGAAACGACCAAGCTATTACTTGGATGCGTGGACTGTTTGCTACATCTTCAGGTGAAGGTATTGCAATGCGTCAGGCTGGAGTGGACAAGAACTTCCGCGTAGACATCACTGTCTATGTTATGGACCACCCAAACACTGCTACAAACGCAGCAACCACAACTGTAAATGACAACACACCACGTATGGGATTCAAGATTCATAACGCTTGGATTACTACGCTAAACTATACAGACCTAAATGCTGCTGACGGAGCGATTCTTTATGAGTCAATGTCACTAGTTCACGAAGGTCTATCAGTATTCTTTACTGGTGATGATTACAAGCGTAAGGATACTGGAAAGCTTTAAACCGACTAATAGGAGTATAAAATGTCAGACATTATTACCGATGCACAATTACTACAACAGTTCGCTGAAAAGATTTCAGAGGAGCCCGCGCCGAAGATTAAGACGCGGGCGCCTTCTGAGTCAGAGGTAGAACTGCCTGGTGGTTTTGTTGACCTTAAGGGTGAACTGCACACTTCGGCAGAGGTTAGGGAACTAACAGGAGCAGATGAAGAAGCTGTAGCTAAGTCAGGCTCTTCAGGAAAAGCTCTTAACGTTCTACTAGCCAGAGGCTTGGTTAAGCTTGGAGACAAGGAAGCCACAGCCGACGACCTAGATATGCTGCTATCGGGAGACCGTGACGCAATCCTTCTAGGTATTAGAAGAGTTACATTTGGACAGACATCTAACCTAATGGTTAAGTGTTTCTCTTGCCAAGACGAGCATGAGACAACAATTGACTTAACAGAAGATGTCCCTGTTGTTAGATTGAAAGACCCAGTGGGAGACCGCGTATGGGTTATGGATACTAAGCAAGGTCCAGTAACTGTGGCTCTTCCAAACGGAATAACACAAAAAAGGCTGATGGAAAACTACGACAAGACATCAGCTGAGATTAATACACTCTTACTATCTGGATGTATTGTTTCAATAAACGGTGAACCATCTGTTGGAGCTGGTACTGCACTATCCCTTGGTATGGCAGACCGCACCCGCGTAATCGACGAGATTATCAAACGCAACCCAGGCCCTCGCCTTGGGGAGGTGAAGAAAGCTTGCAAGGCATGCGGTGAAGATATTTCTCTACCGCTTAGCTTGCTAGATTTGTTTCGTATATAGCGAACCAGATTACGAAGAGCTACTTGACCAGTATGAAGTTCTAACAAGAGCTTTTACTGGTTGGACACTCGCAGACATACGCGCCTTATCAGTTCGTGAAAGACAGAACTGGTTAGAACGTTCCCAACGATATCAACCTAGAGGATAGTGATGGCAAGAGAAGACCTTAACATGGGTAGCTCTAACGCTGCCGCGTTTATCTCATCCCTAAGAACTGGCCTGTCCTCACTGCGACAGGAGATGAACCTCCTAAAGCAAGACACGGGAGGTTGGTCAAGCCTACTCGGTGGAGCGATGGGAAAGCTGGGTGGCCGCGGCGGTGGTTACGGACAGCCTGGTAACAATCTTGTTGCTCCTGTACCAGTATTTAATGTAACAACCCTAGGTGACACATCACAGGGTTACATGTACGAACAGTCTGGTCATAACCGACTGTTTAATGCTCCTGGTATAGAACCATACCGCCCTCTACCTACATACTACACAGGCGCACCGACAGGTGCGGGTGGTGGCGGTGGGGGCATGTCTCCTGCTATGCAGCGCGGTTTAATGGGCGGTGCTGTTGGTGGTATAGCTGCAATGCCTACCGCAAAAGAAGCTGTTGAATATGAACTTGCTACTCAAAGAATGGTGTTCTATCAACAGCAAGCCTCTTATCAGCCTGGTGGAAGAATCAGACCTTTCTCTAATTTAATCCCAGGTAACCCAGACCCTAACAGCGACTACGCAAGAGCAACTGCTCTACTCCAACAACTAGGACGTAGTGGAACAACTACAGGTAAGTTTGACACTGTACAAGCAATGGAAGCTGCACGACAGCTTGGTATTGGTGGACCTAACTTTGCAAGCGTAGCGCTAGGCACAGCGCAGATGTCTAACATCACTCCTGGTATTGGTGTTGAAGGTTCAATGAGAGCATACGGCGCACTACAACAGGGTCGTAACGTTAATATGCTTCGCGGTATTGGTATTCGTATTCGTGGTGAAGATGGTTCTATGAAACCTATGCCACAAATTATTGACGAAATTTGGTCTAAGTTAATGAGAGAAAAGATGGGTAACGAACCCATCACTGTACAAGATGTTCAGATATCTCTACAGCCTGGTAACGCTCTTGCATCTATGCTTGACCAGTACTTTGGAAACGACCCGTTACTTCGTAAGCAAGTAGAAGATGGACTTATGCTTAAAGCCAGAAGCGGCGGTGTAGGGTTTGCTGGTAGAGACCTTAAAAAACTGGGAGAAAAATACGGAGCTACTACACCTGCAGTCAGCTCTTTAAGTCAGAGAATTACTGAGTCTACTAGAAACTTACAACAAGCAGCCCCCGCTATGTCTGACGCGTTTACAGCAGCGAACCGTGTTGTTAGTTACTTCACTGGATTTATGAATTTAATTGATAGGTTTACTGGGTTGTTCTCTGGGTTAAGCGCAATTAAAAGCGGCGTTACTACGCTGGGGTCTAGCGGTCTTGGCAGTATCCTATCTGGAGCTGTTAACTTTGCTGCGGGCCCACTGCTAGGCGGTTTGCTTGGCAACATGTTTAAAGCAGAGGGCGGACCTGTTGGTGGAAAGATGCCATATGTTGTAGGTGAGCAGGGTCCTGAGCTATTCGTCCCTGAACAGCCAGGCATTATTGTTCCTAACCACGAGTTAAAGAACCACCCATTCCGACATGCGGGTGGCCCTGCATACCCAGGACACCCACACAATGGGGAGTTTACAGGACCTAAGGGTTCTGGAGCACAGCAGTTAAGCCCAGATGAGTTAAAGAAAGTTTTAGAAAGAGCAGGATTTGAAGGACAAGGATTAGCAAACGCATTAAAAATTGCGGGAGCTGAATCTGGTAGACGCCCATATGCATTTAACCCACACGGTGGAGACCTCTCTTATGGTCTATTCCAAATTAACATGCTCGGCGACCTTATGAATGAACGCCTAAATAAATCTTGGAAAGCTGCAGACGGCAAGACTTTTAAACTAGGTTCAGTAAATGACCTATATGATGCAGAGACAAACGCACGAGTTGCCTATCACATGTCTCAAAAGGGTTATAACTGGAGCTCTTGGTCTACTAAGTCTGTACTTGGTAACAACAATCCAGAAGGTGAGGGTGGTTCAGATAGGTCTACTTTTGCCTCTGCCTCAAAGAACAAAGGCGGGGATGATACAAAGTTTAGTTGGTCTAAGTTGTTCACTCAAGATGGGACAAGTAACAAAAACTTAATATCAGACTTACTAAAGGGCTTTACCTCTATGTCAAGCCCAGCATTAAAGACTACATCTCAAGTAGGCGCAACCACATACAACTATGGCGGTGTTACCGTAAACCTATCAGGTGGAGGAAGCCCATCAGACAATATTGCAGCCCTAAAGGCGGCTCTATCAAACTCAGAGACTCTAGATAAGGCGGCTAAAAACTAATGCCATACTTTGTTCCACCACAGGCACTTCAAAAAAAGAAAGCTACTGTAAAAAAAGATACAGTTAAAACTACATCTTCTTTAAAAAGAATTAACAACTTAGCTAACGCTAGCGTTGCAGCAACTACGGCTGGAAGTATTGCGTCATCAGCAGCCCCCACAGTTGCTGTTGCTGCGGCTGCCTCTACGGTTGCTGGCTCTGGACTTAACCGTCAAGCTGTTGGTGTCGCCCTTAGTAGAGCAGGTAAGGTTGTAAGAGTAGGTGGATTACCTGGACTCGGTGTTGGACTAGGGCTAACTCTTATTGGAAAAGCGTTAGAGAAAACAGCTGTGAAAGAATATGGTGACTTGGTAGGTAACAACACTCCAGATACAAAGCCTAACAAATCATTTCCTCCAAGAGATTATGACTACAACTTACCACCACATAAGTGGAGTCTGCCTGTAAGACCACACCGTGTAGACGGTACTGAAGGTCAAGGAAATACTGCACAGAATAATCATGAAGGTGACTTCCACAGACTACGTAGAGGTGTCATTTGGCACTGGAGTAACGGAAGCGATATTTCTGCTGTTAAAGAAGAAAACGGTCAAACAGTAGTCACAAGCGCCGCTCAGATACAAGCGAAGGCCAAAGGAGATGCAGCAAATAAACTATTAAAGCAGAGCTCTGGAAAAGAAAACAACTATAAATATGGTTTTCAATTCTTATGGAACCCAGAAACAATTTCGTCTTCTATTGCACGAAACATGGACGTAACCCCATCATCAGCTGACCGATTCCGTTCAGTAGCTGGTGCCTTCCCTGGGCAAGAGACTTATCAATTTCAAATTATGTTAGACCGTGTAAATGACTTTGCAGCTTTTAGAAGTATGGCTGGGGATACATACGCAAACTCAATGAACCATCCAAAAGCTGTAGAGGTAAACGCAAACAGCCCACAGGTTAGAGAGAGTAGGTATTCCAAGATACCAACTAGTGCTATGAGCTATTACCCGTCTGCACTTGGGTCTGTAAATATGGAGAAAATTAATGACCTAATGAAGTTTGGAACCATGGCTGACCTTGAGTATTTGTTCAAGGCCCTAAACGGAAACGGTGCTAATCAAGGCTCTGGTGAGTGGGCAACCCTTATGCTTAAGAAGACAGCTAACATTGGGTTCCTATCTCCGAGCCTTCTTGGTTTCAGATTTGGCCCTAATGCTCAGCAGCAACTTTCTTTTGTTGGATGGATAACAAACATGTCAATTAATCACACCTACTTTACAGAAGACATGATTCCTTTACGCACAACCGTATCGTTTAGCTGTGACGCCTTTGCTGGCTCTACAGTAGTTTAGGAGGAAACATGACTATATATTTAGGTTCTAGATACGAGCCGTCTTTTGTTGACTTTGTTTCTACCGTCCCAAACGGGGACGAGAATCCTATTGTCTTTTACGATTTTCCTGATATAGGAACGCTTACCTATTACGAGCACACCTATAAAGAGGGGGAGCGCTTAGACCAGCTAGGTAATAAGTACTACAACCGTTCAAGCATGTGGTGGATTATATTGGACCATAACCCTGAAATTAAAGACATCCTTAACATTCCAGCTGGAACTGTGCTGAGGATTCCACGTGTTTAAATTTGTAAGTGTTTCTTTTCCAGACTCTCCTGAAGGCCCAACGTCTGTGTATAAAGCCGTACTCATGCAAAAAACATATGAACATGAGCTATTGGTTTTAACGTTTAAAGATTGGGACCCTAAGTACGAGTCGATTAGGCCAGGAACCCCTATTGAAGTTAAGCTGTCCTCAAACACTACACCTAGAGATTTTTTTGGGTACATTCATCACATTACCCCATCCGCTACTCCAGGCAAAATGTTTACAGAAGTTGTATGCATAGGTGGCTCATTCCCCCTTAAGCAAGCTTCCCAACAGACCTATAGAGATTGCACCGCGGACCAAGTTATAAAAGAAATTTGTATTAAACACAGTTTGCGTTTTATAGGAAAGCCTCACCCTAGAGTTTACGAAATGGTATCTCAAGCTGGGTATACCGACTGGCAACTTGCAGTGCGGTTAGCAAAGCAGATTGGGTACACCCTGCGTGGAGAAAACACTGATATCTATTTTGAACCTATCTTGAGTGACTACGAGCTGTATAAGGATGCGGCAAAGGTCTTTATAATGAAAGACGCTAGTGATTCTACTGGCTCTACCTTATATGCCTTTCAGCCTTCTATTGGTGAGTCTATTGAGTATGACGGAGAGATGAAGTCCGCTGTAGCTATTAGTGGTGTAGACAGGTTCTCTAAAGCTGCTATGGCTGAAACTAAACAAAAGAGAAATAAGACTACAAAAACAAAACGCCAAGACGAGTTCTTTGACCGTTTTAACTCTTTAGTTGTAGCGCCGAACTCTCAGATTGCAACGTATGAAGCAGAAGCAGCTGAGGCTAGGAACTCTTTCCCATATAGAGGTACTGCTAGTGTGCTTGGTGACCCTACCTTGAGGCCTAATATGCCCGTATACCTAGCGGGTATTGGGGCTACCTACTCTGGCTATTGGACAATTTTATCTACAGAACACGTAATGATTGAGACTGAAAGAAATGTACCGACCTATGTTACTAACATTGTTGTAGGCACTGACTCTCTTGGCTCTGTAAACGGCGTGGCTGGACTAGAGATTGCAGTACCTGGAAGCCCAAAAAGGAAGATAAAACCTGGTATGGCCTCTGGTAAACCAAAGACTAGCAAGCCTCTTATAAAGAGTTCAGCCCGTAGAAGTGGTGCCCAAAATAAAGGAAGCTTTGGAAAAATTGGCAACCGACAAAAGGTTACTGCAAAAATTAAACAACCATCTACCTGGGTTGCTGATAAAAAAACTACTAGGGTAACCTTTACTCCTAAGAAGATTAAGTCACCTACCGTGGCTAACAGGGTAAGGAGCAACGCCGTTCGATGATAGACGATAAAAGATTTTATGGAATCTACCTAGGCATATGCGTAGATGTGGAGGATGATGAGAAAGACAACCGTATTCGTTTACAGGTACCTCAGGTACTAGGTCAGTCAGAAACTGGCTGGGCACGGGCATGTCTCCCTGTTACATCCAATAGCAATCACCCTGACCATAAAAAGCATTTGGCATCAGAGGTTGCGGCTTTGTTACAGGCTCATGCTACCCACGCAACACATAGTGAGACAATTACCTCAGGACCAGCAACGGTTAGTACGTTTGGCTCTCACACCCACACCGTAGCCATCAGCCTTGCACACGACGCTCATACCAATAACCACACAGGTAAGACCCCAGACTCTACGTGGAACTTAGACCATGAACATGAAGAAGATGAGAACACAGATAACAAGTGGAATGATGACCAAGAGCAGACGATTGCCAGTACAGCCGAGCACACACCGCATAGACTAGTACCTAAGCTTGGCCAAAAGGTCTGGGTTATGTTTGAGGGTGGAGACCCTAATTTTCCAGTATGGATGGGAGTTGAGCTGTGATAGAGAGAGCTATAGCGCTGCCGTTTTCTTTTAATTCAGCAGGGGAACTATCCTATACAAACGATGAAAAAAAGATTATCCAGGACAGGCTTGTGCTAGCAATCATGACCCGTCCAGGCGAGAGGGTGATGCGCCCAAGCTTTGGAAGCGCAGTTTATGAGACACTATTTGAAGATGAAAATACTGCCATAGCAGTTGCTACTGAGGCAGTAGCTGCATGTTTTACAGAGTTCTTTCCTTACCTAGAGTTTATAGAAGCAGTCCCAAACCTAGATAGTGGTGGAACCCTAGAGTTAGATATTAAGTATAGAAAGTCCCAACAGACACTAACAGAGTCTTTAAGTATAAAGACTAAGATATTCTCCAGAGCTGGAGAGGTAATACAGGAGGTCCGATAATGGCAAATGAAAACTATGTCCCACAAGTAGATTACACCTCTCGTGACTACCTATCCCTTAAAGAGGAGATGCAAGCTTTAATCCCATACTTTGCACCTAACTGGACCAACCGTGACCCAGCAGATTTTGGTATGACGTTAATTGAGTTGTTTGCCTATATGGGTGACCAGCTTAACTACTATATTGACCGCTCTCTAAATGAGGCGTTCATTACCACCTCTAGTCAAAGAGACAACGTTTTAAAAATTGCACGACTTCTTGGGTATACACCTACAGAGTCTACGGCTGCAAAAGTTCTATTGACTTTTCAAAACTCAACAGGTAGCACTATTACCGTACCAAAAAGAACTCAGGTAGCAACTACCGTTGTTAACAGCGGTTCTACAACCCAAATTATTTTTGAAACTGATAGCGCAGTTACCGTGCCTGCAAAGGTATCAACAGTTAATGGTTCTATTACAGTAACTGCGACCCAAGGTGAGACTGTCGGATATGACCCAGTAACACGTCCTGAGGATGGGGAGATAGGCGTATCTGGTGGTGCGGCTAATCAGTTCTATCCACTTCCAGAATCTCCAGTAATTGCGGGAAGTATTGAGATAGATGTATCTGGAGTTAAGTACTCTTACGTACCGTTTTTAATTGACTACCAAGATTACGACCCAGTTTTTACTACCTTTACAGATGCTGAAGGAACAACCTATGTTCAATTTGGTGACGGCATCAGCGGTCGCATCCCAGCGAACCAGGCTTCAATTAGAGCTACGTACAGAATTGGCGGCGGAAAATTTGGTAACGTTGCAGCCAATACTATTAAGTTTATTAAAACCAATTCCACTATTGGCCTTAGCGTAAACAACCAAGATGTTGGACAGACCTCTGGTGCCGCCTCAGGTGGAGCAGACCCAGAGACCACAGACTCTATTCGTATCAACGCCCCTAGAAGCGTCAGAGCACTTAACCGCGCTGTGTCGTTGTCTGACTACTCTAATATCGCTATTCAAGTACCAAACGTGGCAAAGGCAAACTCTATCTCAGATGTATACAGCAGTGTAACTATCTTTATTGCACCGTTTGGTGACTCTGGACTACAGGCAGACGGACAGACAGCATCAGATGTATTTAATAACTTAGCGGTTGATATTGGTAAGTTCTTTGAAGATAAGACACCTCCAGGAACTTCAATCACACTTCAACCACCTGCTTACGTAGACGTACGACTTAAGCTAGAGTGTGTGATATTGCCACAGTTTAGAAATGCCCAGGTAACGGCTTCAATTCAAGAGGCTATTGCTGAGCTATTTGATTTTGATAACGTATCTTTTAATGACCGCATAACTACGGCAGACGTTTTAGGAGTCATCAAAGAAGTAGATGGCGTTTCTCGCGTGTCTATGAGTAAGATGATTAGAAAAGATGAAGACAAGGTATGGAGCATCAATAACAAGGTTCTACTAAATAACGTAGCCACGCTTACAACTACAGCAACTCACAACCTTCAAGTTGGAGAGACTGTATTGGTAAGTGGCGTTACCGCTCCTTTTGATGGCACTTTTGTTGTTACCGCTGTAGCCCCTACTACTTTTAACTACGCGGTTATTAGTACAAACGTTCCTACAGCTGCTGTATCTCCTGTTGGAAAAGTATCCCTATTAGCTGTAAAAGATATTATCTGTTCAGTTAATGAGCTCCCTCAGCTAGAGACAACCAAGGCTGCTGGAGTAACCACCGTTGTAGGAATAGACCTAACAACAAGCGGAGGCATTAGTTAATGGCACGGTATGGTCTTGATTACTACAGCGCGTTAAGCTTCCCTCTAAGTTACTATGGTAGTGATAACGCTCTTAATTACGACGCTAACCCCGTCTTTGCTTTGTCCTCTGGGTATAACCAGTTAACCTTATTTTGGACAAGCCCAGTAGGTGCGTGGGTTAAGTTGCGTCTGGTAAGAAGCCCATACGGATTCCCTGTAAACGTAACCGATGGAGATAATGTATTTGAAACTACTAGACGAGCAGACCCTCAGTTCTATGTAGATAAAACCTCCCTTACAAATGCAGAGTCAAAGGTCTTCTTCTATTCTATTTTTGTATTTGACTCTGTACAACTGACATGGGTATTAGCTGGACGAATGTCTGGTATGTCAGTAAAGAACTACGGCACAGCTGACAAGATGTACAGCTACTTGCCACAGATTTATAAGCTAACAACACCTTACATCGCATCTGAAGCTACAGATAACAATGATTTATATAATTTCCTATCCCTATTTGCCTATGAGTTAGACCACACAAGGGCGCTAGCTGAAATTATTACAGACCGTTATAACTTTGAAAGAATTTCAGCAACCTCTATTCCCTTGCTGTTAAATCAGTTTGGACTTAAGTACGAGCCAGAGATTGGTTTCCAACAGTCTCGTATCCTTGTTAGAGACTCTGTTCAGCTAACAAAAGAAAAGGGCTCATCACAGGGTCTACGAGAGTACATAAAGGGATTTACAGGGTGGGCTTGCCCGTCCCCTGTCGAAGGAACCCCTAACCCAACACTTGAAGGTTTACAGGTAAGTCACAACCTGATGTTGGATTACAACGACTCTTCATTTGAAGAAGGCATTGGACACTGGACAACCCCAGATAGCACAGCATTATTATCTCAACTAGGTGCAAAGTCTGTTACCAAATACCAAGTTAATAATAATAACCTTCGTATGATTGTAGGAGCTCACGGCTACAAAATTGGGGATAAAATTACTATTAGTGGATTTAAGTCCCCTGGTTACAACGCCAGCACTCCTGTGGCTATCACAGGTGTTGACCCACTTAGCTACATAGAGATTATTGTTTCTAGTCCAGACATTGCTTTAGTTGATGCATTTAATCAAGAAGCAGATGCCTATCCAACAGTTCTGCCATACCCAACCCCTTATGCAGAACCTACAACCCTTGCTCTATATCCAAATAAACGAAAAGGTATTCTTTCTGTTGCAAACTCAACAGGTTCCCCACAAGTTGTTACCATTTCCTGTGGAAGCGCATCACCAAGAACCTTGGGTATCCCTATTATTTCTGGAGACACTTATACCTTCAGCATCTATAGCGCAGCCTTATCAACAGCTCGAAGTTTTACAGCAGGCATAAGTTGGTACGACCGCTTTGGAACGTTCATGTCTACTACTACAGGTAACCCTACAACAAATGCCACAGGAGCCCTATCTACAAGAGCGGTAGTAACCGCTCAAGGTCCCTGCAACATTACGTTAAATCCTTTCTTTGCTACAGGCGGTTCTGGCTATACCGATGGCGTTTATACAGGCGTTCCATTAACCAGAGTTAGCGGCAAAGCGTTTACGACAGCCCCAATAGCAAACATTGCTATTTCTGGTGGGTCAGTGTCTTCTGTGTCTATTACTAACGGTGGCAAAGGCTCAGATACCACAACCATATTCTCTTTTGATAAGGCGTCTATCGGTAGCGCAGGGGGTTCTGGCTTCCTAGCCACCGTTAACCGTGTCCAAGAGTCTTACTACGCAGCACCTACAATTTCTGTATCTAGCGTTGCTAACGCCAACAGCGGTGAGCGCCACTACTTTGATGCAGCGCAGTTTGAAAAGGCTGGAGCTGTTACAGATTTTGATGAGGCTCGCCAGGTGCACATCACCATGAAGGCTAGCCGAATTAATGAAATTAAAAACCCAACCTTTAATAGTGCAAATAGCTTTGCACCTTGGGGTTTTACAAACGGAACAGCAACAGCTTCAAGTGCTCAAACTGACCCTATTGATGACCTACTAATTATTGAAGGCTATCAACAGACTGGTGGAACTGCAGAAATTTCTTTGTCAACAGTTCACGCTTATAAAGTTAACGATGTTGTTGTAGTAGCAGGGTTGCCTGCAGCATACAACGGTGTGCAGACCATTACTGCAGTTACAGATTTTACAATTAGTTACACAGTAAGCCCTACCGCAACTGTTGCGTTTACTGCTGATGCAGGGACGATTGCTAAAGCTGGAAGCTCTTGTTTAGTAACTAAGCCTGCAACTGGCAATACAGAAGTTCGAGCAGCAGCCTCTTCTGCTAACTACATGGACATTCACTACCCATCTACCAACTACACCTTTAGTGTGTATGTAAGACGAGTTACTGGAACCGCTGCCCCAACTGTGCGACCAATTATTTACTGGTATGACAGCACCAAGACAGCTATCTCTAGCACCTTGGCTGACCTTGTAACAATTAGTAGCTCTACAGACTGGTCAAGAATTAACACATCATCTGTTGCACCTGAGAATGCTGCCTATGCAAGCGTTTCTATCCTATGGACTAATGGTGCGGTTAATGACTCAATCGCATTAGATAATGCTTTGTTTGAGAACAGCCCCTTTGTTCTTCGATACTTTGATGGAAGCCAGGGCTTTGGCTCTACTGCTGAATTGTTCTGGGAGGGCTCAGTCCCTAACCTAGCCCGTAGCCACTACTACAGGAACCGAGTAGCTATCGCTGACCGCCTTGCAAAAGGTGCCCTAGATGACTGGCTTGTAAGCGGGTCTACCTACGCCCTATACCTAGCACAGCCAAAGACGTAGTATGATGCTCCCATGCTGGAGCTAATACTCGTTGGTTGCTTTACTGGGTTCTTCCTGGCTACAGTGCGGAATCTAGTAGACGTGTTAAGTATTTTTATACCTACTTCCGTAATTAATGCCGTACTTTCAATTATATTTGCAGGCGTAGCTGTGTACTTAGTTGAAGTTTCAACTACTAAGCAGGCCATCCTGTGGACAGTCGCTGGAGCATTTCTGGGGGCAGCGCTCCTTGCAATTGTTGAGCGGATGTCTACCTATAAACCCGCAGTTGTTAACACCGCCCGAGATTAGTGATAGGGTAATAGGGACCTAAGGAGGTCCTATGAGCAAATATTATGTTCTAGTGGCTGGTAAAGGAGCCACCAGTAGACAAAACGTTGAAGCGTTAATGGAAGACCATTACTACGCAAAAGGCGATGGCGGTACTGTTGTAATCGCTATTGAAAAACATGCAACACCATCACAGGTATTCGTTGCACAGTTTGCTAAAGATAAAAACAAAGAGATAGTTCTGGTAGCAAAGCCAGAGGCTGACTTGGGCAGTATGCCTGCTGCATCAGTAGTTCATGATGATGAGCCAATTAAAAAATCTGTAGAGATAGTTGCTGGAGCAGACGCGTCTGCGTTCCTTCTTTGGGACGATGGTGACGAAGCCTCGCTTGCAGTATTAGCGTCCTGTAAAAAAGCTAACATCCCGTGCTATGACCTGATTAATGGGTTATCAGAGATAACCCCATCTGAAACCCTTCAGGAGCCAGAGGCAACCCTATTCCCCAAAGCTGAGATGGTCACAGAGAGTGAGGAGACCGATGAGGAGGAAGAAGAAGTCGACGAGGAAGAAGACGACGACGAAGAGTACGACGACGAAGAAGAAGAAGACTCCGAAGACCTTGAAGATATCTATGCGGGAGTCGAAGCGATAGCCCGAGTCTTCGCCCGAGTCTTTATTGAGGAGTGGAAGGCCCAAGGTGGCCCTAAGTCCTAAGACTCTAGGTGTACTCCTAGAGATAGCCGTTTATGGGGCTCCAGAGGGCGTTAAGGGCCTTTCTAAGGAGCTTGGGGTAGGTCGCGTACAGATTGACTCTGCCCTGGCTGAGCTGGCCTCTATAGGCCTTGTACGGCTTTCCAACGGTAAAACGGCAAAAGGGACATTCTGGTACAAAGTGGAACTTACCCCAGAGGGTGTAGCCTACGCCCATAACTGGATGACTGGTAAGAAACCGTTAGCGGTTTTACCGAACGGTGAAACCAGCATCTACATATCACTGAATAGCAATATAGCTGATACCTATAAAGCAGATATCCCATATAGCAAAGAGCAGTATGGCTTATATGCTAATTCAGTTAACAAAAGTGCGGAACAGAGTTCCGCACTGAACGGGAAAGAAAACATAGGAGGAATCATGAGCTTGGGCTCAACGCCGATAGACCCAGATGACTTAGCAGATGAGATGAAGAAGGACAGGGAGCGCAAGAAGCAAGAGCGCAAGGAACAGTCGGAGGCTCATTACCGCGACCGACAGCGCATCCGCTCTAGTCGCGCTGTGGTTGACTGGTCCCCAGCCGATGTCGTCAACCATTTCTCCGAACAGGTTAAGTTAATCTGGAACGTAGAGAACGTGGCGTTAACCCAACGGCCTAAGTTGGTTAGGGCTATGGACCTGTTCCGTATAGACAACGACACCAACGGTGAGATTGATAAATATCTTATTGATACTTACATCTCGACAAAAAAGTTTGATAAGACTAAGTTATATAACCCAGAGGAAATCTTCTGGGGTTTTATAAACTGGGCTCCGACAAAGGTTGGCGAAGCCAAGCGTTCTGTAAAGGCAGAGGACTTAGATGCTGTTGCCGTTGCACGAGCAAAGAACCGAAAGCTGTTAGGGTTGGACTAATGTACAAAGTAGAAGAGCAAAAAGTTCGTCGTAAGATGTGGATTAAATCTTCCAACATCCCTAAGGCACGCCTTGGTTGGGAACTGGATGACTGCGTTGATACCGACCCAGAAGACATCGAACAGATACGTGGTTGGATTAGTTTGCTAGACCAAGGTGTTAACGTTAGAGCTTCTGGTAGCAGGCACTGTGGCAAAGGTCTAATGATTGCGGGTAAACCTGGCCGCGGTAAATCAACGGTGGCTGTTGCAACCATCCAAGATATCATGAGGCTATCACCCCCGTCTGCCTTTGACGTAGAGGACGGCCTAACCCTTATACGTCCTTGTTACTTTATGACCTTTAATGATGTGCTTTCTTTATCAGGTCGCATGATGGATAGCCCGACAGACTGGGAGGAGGTCCTCTACTATGGTCTCTTAGGTGAAGCGCACGACTCCTACAACATCCGAGTCCTAGTGATTGATGACGTAGGCAAGGAGCACGCTAGCCTAAGTGGGTGGCAGAAGAACGTTTTGCATCATGTACTACGTACACGATTCAATCTTGGACTGCCAACCATAGTAACCACTAACGTCAGTCTTGACGACTGGGGTAGTCTTTACGGCGATGCTACCGAGAGTTTTGCTAAGGAAGCGTTTATGTATTTGCCAATGGTTACTAACAAAGGAGACCTACGAGAATGAGCAAGGTAATGGAAACTAAACTAGTACAAGTGTTTCTTAGTCAAACACAGTCACCTGGTCCTGGTATCTATGAAGTATCAGTGGACGATAGTAACAAGCTGTACTGCACCTGCCCTGGTTATCGTGGTCGCAATACTTGCAAGCATGTTAAGTTTGTAAGCGCACGCATCAAAGCAAACGGTGGCGATAATTATCCGTTAGAGTTTTCTAGCCGTGCGTCCAAGGACGATATCAGTAATGCCCGTTCATCAAAGGAAGCCTTCAGGGAGTTTGTAATAAACTTCGGCAAGATAGAAGTCTTTTAATGAAGAAGGGGGATATCAGTAACGAACTCCCCAGAAGGATATTAGTTACCACAGACATTATTATGGATGTGGAGATGACAGTAAAGCGTAAGCTTCTTGTCATCCCATCCGTACAAATAAATAAAAAGTTTAGACGTGATGCTTTGTCCTATTTGTACATTTTTACAACTAGGGCTGGCTTCACGCTTGAGTTAGTATCGTTTGAGCTAGATGATGATGGTTTGTCAGAGACCATGGATGAGCTTGACAAGAACGGTACTAACCCATTTAGATACTACACGGCGTATGAATCGGACAAACACTTGCTCAGCGAACTTCCCTATCGACCTGAAGTAGTTGGTGTAGTTGATGTAGACTCTCGCCTCTTACGTTACGGACACTGGGGAAGGACATTCGCTGACTTACAATGAACAACGAACTACGACTATTAAGTAAAGTATTAGAGAGCCGCGACCTCGCCCCATTATTTGACCGTGGTGTTAAAGACGCATGGTTTGTAGACGGTGAAGTAAGACGTGTATGGGTTTTTGTACGCGACCATTTCTCTAAGTATGCAGAGTGTCCAAGCCTTGAGGTAGTAACACAGAACTTCCCATCATGGAAACAGCATGAGTCTGCTGACGCCTTAGAGTATTTAATTGACAGCGTTGTTGCTACACGTCGTTCTTCTTCATTCTTAAAGATGTTGGAGTCTGCCGCTGCCACATATGGTTCTACTAAAGACCACGAAGAAGGACTACGTATAGTTCAAGCTGGCATCATTGGTTTAGAAGAGGACGGGCTAGGTAAGACTAGCGATGTAAACCTTATTGATGAACCACAGAAGCGTTGGGACGAATACACCTTCCGTAAAAACAACCCAGGGTTACTTGGAACAGCAACAGGGTTTCCTAGTGTTGACCAAGTTACTGGTGGTCTACAGCCTGGTCAGTTAATTGTAATTGTTGCTCCACCTAAGACTGGTAAGTCAACTGTTGCTTTGCAGTTTGCACAGAACGTTCACCTACAGGACAAGTCAGTTATGTTCCAGTCATTTGAAATGAGTAACCACGAACAGCAGACTCGTTACGACGCTATGCGAGCACGCATCTCACACTCACGTCTTATCAATGGTTTGCTAGATAACGAAGAAGAAGCAAGGTATCAAGCAAAGCTTCGTTCTATGGAGAACATGCGTAAGCCATTCTGGTTAGTTGACTCAGCCAATGGTTCTACAGTCTCTGGTATAGCTAGTAAGTTGTCAGTGCTACATCCAGAGATTGTATTTATTGACGGTGTTTATTTAATGATTGACGAACAGACTGGGGAAGCTAACACCCCACAGGCTATTACTAACATCACTCGTTCCCTAAAGCGCATGGCTCAGAAGTACAAGGTGCCAGTTGTTATTACAACTCAGGTTCTTAACTGGAAGATGCGTAAAGGTCAAGTAACTGCCGACTCTATTGGTTACTCATCATCCTTCCACCAAGATGCTGACGTCATCTTTGGTCTACAGCGTGAAGATGAGAACGTAGACGACACTCGTATCTTGAAGGTGCTAGAAAGCCGTAACTCTGGACGTATGGAGATATCGCTTATCTGGGATTGGAGCACAGGTACCTTTA